TACATATTTCCTTTTTTACAAATTTACATTATTTATAATAAAAAACCCCACCGATTAAGATGGGGTCTTTATATCTATGTAAGATTAGAACTATACGTTTCCTAAGTCAGCAAAAATAGCTGAAGTTGGTTGCATTAAGTTAATATCTTCATAACACTCAATACGAGCAGTAACCATATTTTGTTGGAAGTTACTAGCATTCTCATAAGAGAACTCAATAGCCATTCCTTCAACCTCAATACGCTCTACGAAGTTGTTATCTAAAATAAGTACTTTATCATCAGTAACCCAAGATGCAGCAATTACTGGAGTTCCCCAGATTGTCATACCACCATTAGGATTAACGATAACACTACCAGAACCAGCATAATAACCAGCAGTGATAGTTTCTTTCAATAAACGACCTAATTGAGAAGGACTTACTAAAGCAACAGAAGATACAAAGTTTGCACTCTTTTGGTTGCCAATGTAGTCAACTAATTGCTTTAAATCAACAGTCTCAGCAGTTGTAGTAGAACCAGTTGCAGCAGCAGAAACAGTAGAGAAGAACGCAGCATTCTCAGCTTTGTAGAAATCTCTAGTCAACATTCTTGGTAAAGTTGTGCTTAAGAAAGGTAAACTTCTAGCCATTTGCTTAGAGAAAGTAGAGAAACCAGCAATGTAGTCATTAACTACTTTTACTTCGCTTAATGCGTAGTTGTTCTCACCTTTGTTTGAACCTTCAGTTTGAGCAGCAATGTTGTTAGTTGTAGCAGTCTCTTTGTAGAATACATAAAGACCTGATTCACTTCTTACAGTTGGTACTAAATCACGGAAGTTGATTGCTTGACTTGGTAATACTGAAGCATTAGGAGCATAAGATGCTTGAGCATCTCCTGTTAAACTTGCAGATAAAGTCATAGACTTTACATCTCTTAAATCTAAACGGAATTTACCATTTGATTTCATTGATTTCTCCATCTCATCTAATTTACCATCTAATTTCTCAATGATAACTTCGTCAAGATGTTTTACTTCACGCTTTGCAGCTTTTTTTGTTGCAGCAGCTTGAGCATCAAATTGTTTTTGTGCTTCATCTCTTACAACTTTAATTTCAGCTTTAGTTTCTTCTAACTTAGCCTCAATGTTAGCTTGAAAACCTTTAAGGTTCTCAGCCATTTCGTTAATAATGTTTTCCATTTTTACTTTTTTAATATTTTATTAAATTCTTTAATTGCCTTCAGGACTTGTTCATCATTGTTTTTAATTTCCTCAATTATCGGCTCAGATGATTGCTCGGTCTGAGTGATTTCTTTAATGATTTCAATTTCTAATAATTCTGATTGAATCCTTTTTATTTCAATCTCCATCAACGCAAAGGTCTCATCTGTGAAACGACCACCTTTAAACGCTTTCAAGAGTTTCTCTAGCCTATTTGCTAATTGCTCTTTCTTAACTTCACTTTTAACAGAGATAGTTGGTGTCTCTGGGTTTGCTGCCCATAATACTGCACTACCTTCGTAAAGTTTAAGTTCACTTATTGTTCTTATTCCGTTCTTATCTACACTTGAATTAATTGTACTAAATCCAATTGAATGTTGATTGATAAGACCTGCATCATACATTTTAATCATATCCTCACCAGTCTCAGTTTCTACTATTGGAGTGATTGCGATTAGCATATCTCCCTCAACATATAATTGCTCTGGTTTACCTATTACGGCTTCCATTTCAGCACAATGGTCAACTAAAGACCAGATTAAATTCTTTCCTGCTGGACCTCTTTCCTTTAGAGTTTTAGTAAAGGCTTCAGGAACTATAATGTCATTATCTAAATCAATGTTTCCTGTTCTTGCCCAAACTGCTTTAACTCTACGAGTTTCGGTATCAACATCCATTACCTCGTAACCAATATCTTGTTTTTCAACAATCGTATCTTTTGATGAGTATGTTTTCATATTGACAAAGTTATTATTTTTTTTGTTATTGTATTAGTGATGCTATAAGTTTTGATATTGCTTGACCCATTACATTTTGTAAGGCATTCCAAATAACTGCTATTCTACCCATTGGAGGATTGTCTGCTAAAGTTAAAAGTTTACCATTTGCACCTCTTACTGCCTCATATCCTAAAGTACATCTGCAATTACAAACATTGGCAGCACTTGCTTTAGAATCGCAAGGGTGGTCCATAAATTCATAACCTAAGCCTACTTGATTATTAGGAACTTGAAATTGTTTCTCCATAGGTAACTTAACCCCATCCATAATTAAATGGTCCGTATGGTCTCTTGGCTCTCTCCTCGTTCTGTTATCTCTTGCTGCAATCCATTCTTTTAATGTAACTAATCCAGTTGCAGTTGCACCAACTTGTGAACCTATGTTTGCTGCTCTGCCTGTTTCCGTTCTAGCAATAAGTTCGGCTCTATAATCGGTAATGCCTGAAGTTCTAAGCAAAGCAATTGTTTGAGGCAATGTAAGATTTTTCTCTGCTGATTCAATTAGGTATCTTCTTATCTGTTCTTTGGTCGTATCGGTAATATCTGCTGCTAATTGGTCTAAGCCATCATTCTGGAGGACTTGGATAATAGCATACTGAAAAGCATCGGTTTTAGCAGACTTAAACTCCATAGGCACATAAATGCCCTTTACAGACTTTTTAACGGCACTTTCGCTTATTTGAGCCATCTTAGTACCCATAGCTAAATGGAGCTTGTAAATGGTCTTTTTAAGGGCTTTGTCGCTAATTTTAGAATAGTCTTGTGTACGGCAATAGGTATTCACCTGATTTTGCAGTTCTTTCTTGAACTTAGGCGAATATTGTTTTAAGGCATTAGCATAGAGTTTCCTGTAATCTTGCCAAATCATTTTATGGGTTTAGGTTATCAGGAATATTCAAGGGTTGAAATTGGTCAGTAGGTTGCAAAGATGAAGGAATATAAAGTTTCTCCATTTCCTCTTGTGGAATATAGTCTGGAGTTTTAATACCCATAATCTCATTCTTTTGAGCAGGAGAAATCCACCAAGCCGTATTTAACCAAGCAACTTGCTCTGTTTTATTAGCTTCTAATTCTTGGTAAACCTTAATATCATACCCTACATATAATCCACTATTTCTATATCCCCAATCACTATGTAATTTTCTATTTAAGTTTTCAGTCAAAGCATCTAATAAAGGAATAGCACATCTTAAAGTTAATGCTTTCTCCCCCTCTAATTGATTGTTATAAGTCTTGTTATCTGAATCGTTTAATAGTTGTGATGGTACTCCATAAATATTACAAAGAGCCTTCATATCCCATTTCTCTGATTCAATGATATTAAGTTCTACTGGACTAAGTCCTATTTGCTTCCAGTCAACTTTATAACCTGATACTGCAATTGAGTTAAAGTTTGATGCACCACCTTTCTCGCTAACTGCTCTCTTTAATGCTTGTGCTTGTTGATTACCACTTATAGGGTCAAATCTATCATCGTTCATAAATAGAACTCCTGCTGGTCCACCATTTTGGAATGATGCAACGGCAGCAGTCTTGGCTTCGTTACTTCTAGTTAAAGTTCTTGCTGCTGCTAATAATGGACTTTGCCCATAGAGCTGTCCACCTGTAACTGTCCACTCAGGATTGAACATTTTATCGTGTAAGATTTCTTTAGTATCAAAGGACCACATTGCTCCGTAGTATAATTGGTAGCCAACTCTGGTTGGTGGGAACATTTCAATGTTTGCGATAATAGCCATATACTGAGCAGGTAAGGCAAATAGTTCAAACGGCTTACCTTGATTGTTTCCTGTTTCAATAAGTTTTCCATATATAAATGAATTTCCTGTTATTAACTTAAATCCACACCATTGCTCAATTAAATCTGCCCAAGTATCTTCTCCGTTAGGATATTTTAATAAGTCGTTTAATCTTTGGTCTCCTGTATATATCTCAAATGCTTTCTTGTGTAAATCATTTACCTCCTGCCAGTTAGTAATCTTATCTGGTTGTTTGATTAAGGACTTGTATCTTTTTGCAGATACTTCATCTTTAACTTTATAAACGTGGAATGGAGCAAGTTTAGCTTTATCAGTAATTAATTTTACAATTGAATATACTATATCGTTAGCCGTATATCCATCTCTTACAAATGCTCTTGAATCACCACCTTGCCAAGTAACGATACCACGTTGAATAGCGACACTTGTATCAAAAGGAATATTAGGTAATAGAGTGTTTATCTTCTTTTTAGTTAAGAAGTCAAAAAATGCCATATTATTAGAATTTAAACAAAGTTATGATTTTTACATCAAAATACACTTACTTGAAATCTTGGTGAATATTCAAAGAACATTCTCATAGCCAAACAATCACTAAAATCAGGTGAACGACCTATCGCTGCTTTAACTTTATCTTTAGGAATTACTCCTTTTTTCATATCGTTATCTACTGACTTTTGTTTGACTTGTTCTAGTTCCTGAATGATAGTTTGTTTTTGTTTCCCATCTGCTTGAATGTAAAGTTCTGCTTTGTTAACCATATCTGCTAATTTAAAATAGCATTGAGACTTTAAGTTATCAAAGTTTTCCTTTTGTCTTGTTACTGGGTTTATTAATGGAGAACTATTATTGACAAATCCTTTGCATCTAAGAATATCTACTACTCCACCTCCTACACCATCCTCATCGCAAACTATATTAGATGTAGGTACTTTGTGTTCTGTTGCAAAGTTCTTTATAAGTTCAGCGACCTCAACAACTGATTTACCATTGAATTGATAAAACCTAACACGAAAGCCACTCCATATACCAATAACAGTACTATCATTACCAAAGCGTGCCACATCACAAGTAATATAAGAATCACCGATAGGAACAAAAGAGTTACTAAAAGAATCAAGTATTTTATCATAGTCTATAAGTTGTGCAGGGTCATCTAAGTATTCCCAGTTACCAAATAAAAGCCTCTCCTTTGAAACACTATCCAAAGTTAGTAAGTTCTCCTTGTAATGCTTAGAGATGTAAGGGTTATCATCTATCAAAGAAGTAATAAACTTTTTATTCTTTGCTATACTTCCATCTTGTTGTGGCTTATAAAATTCCGAGTAAGTCCAATTCTTTGCTGGGTTACAAGTGTAAAGAATCTTAGGCACTAAGTCGTTTTGGTCTAGTTGGAATCTTATCCTTGATTTAATAATATTTCTAGCTTTGTCATCTACTTGATTTGCCTCATCAATAAAAGCATCGGTAATTTCTAATGAACCTAATTCATCAAAGTTAGGGTCGGAAGGGTAGGAGTAAAGGTCTTTAAGTAGGATAGTAGAACCATTAGGAAATTCTATTTGGCTTGTTTGTCCGTTAAACTTATAATGCTTGTTGGCTTCTAATCCTTGCATTTTAGCTATCTGAAAGAAGGAAACTAAGGTTGTTTCTTTTAGGGTTTTTAATACGGCTCTCCCAATTAGTCCTCTAGTATTAGGATATTTTAATCTTTGTTTAAGCTGCCAGTAGCAACCTAATGCAGTCTTTCCACCACCTGCGCCTCCCCCAAATAGAATCTCATTTGTTGTTTTATCTTCTAATAGGTCTAAGGCAGTTGTTTGTTTTATGGATAATTCCATTATAGGCTTCCTGTTTTTTCAACGTAAGTTTTTTTCTCCTCCCAATTAATTTGCAGTCCTCCTGATAGTTCAATCTCGTTGGTTTGTTTTGCTTTGCCTTCTAGTCTATCAAGAATCTCCTGATAAGCCTTTAAATCCCCTTTAAATGCCTTTTGAAGTACCATTATATCTAATTGCTCTGCCACAGTAAACTCTTCTTTCTCTCCTGTAATTGGATTAGTCTTTACTTGGACTAATTCTAATAATCTTAGCAATCTGGTCTTGCTATTTGGAACGCCTTTAGGTCGCCCTGCTGGGTTGCCTGATTCCCCTTTCTTAAATTGCCCTATTTCTTGATTTGGTATCGCCATATCGCCTGATTTTAGCCTGTTAAGGCAAAGTTACCCCATTCTTCTTGATTTCCAATGTTGAGTCTAGTTTACGCATCCTATCTACAATAACTTGGCAGTATTTGGGGTCTAGTTCAGTACCATAGCATTTCCTACCTAATTGATGAGAAGCTATCATTGTAGTGCCACTACCCAAGAAGCCATCTGCAACTAAATCGCCAACTTTAGAACTATTTGTAATTTGATATGCTATTAATTCAATTGGCTTCATAGTAGGATGCTCTGCATTTCTATTAGGGCGATTAAATTCTAGTATTGTAGTTTGTTTCCTGTCTGAATACCAACTATGAGCAGCACCTTCTTTCCAGCCATATAAACAAGGCTCGTGCTTCCATTGATAATCTTGTCTACCCATTACCATAGAATTCTTTACCCAAATAAGGCATTGCTTAACCATTATACCAGCATCAGCCATTGCCCTTCTAAAATTAGCACCTTCGCTATCAGCGTGCCAAACATACCAAGAACCACCTGCTTTTGTATAAGAACCTAATGCGGTATAGAAATCATATAAAAATTGGTAAAAGTCGCCATCTCCCATACTATCATTTTGAATAGTTAGGGCATCTTTAGTTTTACCTGTATAAGCCACATTATAGGGGGGGTCTGTTATTACCAAGTCTGCTAGTTCAGAGGCAAATATTTTGCTCCAGCTATCTGTTTGGGTAGATGAGCCACATAAAAGTTTATGTTGCCCTATTTCAAAGATGTCGCCTAAAACAATATCTGTTTCGCTTCCACCTACAGGTACATCAAAGTCATCTTCTTCGGCTTCTAATATTTCGTCCTCAAAATTTGGTATATCTAAACCCCATTCAGTTAGTTCTAGGGCATCCCAGTTATTAGCTAGGTCATCCCAGTCCCATTCGCCATAGCCTACATTATCTTTTACAATAAACTCTTTCTTTTTATCCTCACTAAGATTATTAGCGTGAATTACAGGCACATCGGTTAGCCCAGCTTCAAGACAAGCCTTTAATCTCATATTGCCACCTAAGACCATATTGTTCTCATCTATTACAATAGGTCTAAGTTCTAGCATTTGAGGGAAGTCTTGAATAGACTTTACAAGTTGCTTAAACTTATGGTCCTTAATTAATCTAGGATTGTTAGGATTAGATTTGATTTCTTGAATTAGCATCTGCCTTGTCGGTTATAAGGTTTAGTAGGTTTGTCTTTAGGACCAGATGTCTTTTTAGCCTTTCCTTTTTTTCTTGACCCAAAGGAAACCTTGCCATTAGGATTTAGTTTCGCCATACTTTTCGTTTATTTCGTTTAACTCTGTTCTAGTCCATTTCTTTATAAGTCTTGACTGACTTTCTAAGTGTAATACCATTCTTTCGCCTATCTTATCTATTAGGTTTCTTCGGTAGCCTATTAGGTGGAATTGGTTAAATCCATTACAAGCCTTGCACTCTCCGTTTACATTATACTCATCAAATCTTAAAGCTGAACTATTCTTGACAGGCACATAATGACCTGCATCCATTTGGGAGGTATCTTTAGTAGAGCCACACGATATGCAAGTAAAGTAACCATTTTGACTATCTCTTTGTCGTATATAACGATTAAAAATTGTTTGTGTCTTTCCTGTAAGTTTTGGAATGGTTTGTAATGCCATAGCACAAAATTAGGGATTAACTTGTACACGAACAATTAAAAGCTGGGTTTAAATCCGAAAGGTCTTGTCCTTTGAATAAATCGTTTTGAGCATAATTTAGCATTTGTTTGTAGGTTGTATCTTGGAAATATGTATGCCCATTACCTTTTAATTTGCTTAATTCTTCATCTTCTATCCATTCGTTTGCTAGTTCTGGGTATGACCTTAAAATATTAATTATTGCATTTTTACCTTTAAGAAAGCATAAAGTACAATTACCAAGAATTGCTGGTATTTCTAATGTGTAAGGTTTTTTACTCCAATAGTCATTTACATAGGCTTTGTCTATTCCTGCTTCATACAATGGGAATTTAGGATGAATATAGGCTTGTCTTTTTTCATATCCTTTTACTCTGCGTTCTTCATCTGCCCTAAACCCTACTAGCCATTCATAGTTTTGTTTGCCATAGTTTGCTCTAAGATATCTTTTAGCAGTCTTAATCTTAAGTTCAATAGTGCATTCTCTTTTAACTCTATTAGGTATTAATTTCCATTTTTTATGTTCTAACATTCCTCTAAAACCACCTTCGTAACTTATTCTAATAATTGGAATATTCTCGTGTGCCTCAAAATCATTAATAAACTTATATGTCTTTGAATGCTCTCTTTTAGTATCAGCAAATATTACTAAGTCTCCTTTACGATAATTTAAAATTGTCATCAAAGCACTTGTTTTACCACCACTAAAGTTTATTACTCTTATCATTTTACTTTTTTATACGGAACGTTATTTCTCTATTTTGGTACTTAAATCTTTTTTTCTTTATTGGGTTAAGACTTTCCTTTATCTGGTATTCATTTACTCCTGTTACTCTTTTTGCGTAGGCTACTGACTTAAATTCTATTTCCTCTTTTGTATCTATAAATATTAATTTTACTTCTTGTGCGTTTTCGTGTCCTCTTATCTTACTCATATTTTTGGATATATTCTTTTATTTGTATGTAAATCATTACAGAGGAGTAAACACATAGGAATACTGGAACTGAGATAAAAAAGAATTTAATTAATTGTATTGTTTCTTTCATAATTCGTTGTCGTAATAAAGTTTAAGTGAATATTTTTTGCATTGCTGCCTCATAGTTTCCTCATCTACTAACATATCCTCTGGCTTCTTTGCCTGTGCCAAATAGTAGGCTTTTACTTTAGATTTTATGTACTCAGCTTTCTCTGGTGTTATCTTAAGTAGCTTTCGTTTCCATAGATAATCAAAGCATTGATAGTTTAGGAATCTCCAGTCCTTTTTAGATGTTTTCCAGTACTCGGCTTCCTCTCGCATTACTTGTTCTTCATCTACTTGCATTATTATTTGTTTAGGTTCTTCAATTGTTTTGTTTCTTACTTGTACTGCTATCTTCTTATAGGCATTCATAACCTCCCCAATTAACTTAGGGCTAAAACTTATATGCTTATCAATAGTAAACTTATCCTCTGCAAACATTTTAAATGCTACTCCTAGTTCCTTTAGTTTGTATTGTCCGTAAGATTCTATTGTAAAGGAAACGCATAGATTAAATATTTGATTTGTTGGCACTTGCATACCACTCAAAGCAATACAAGTCTTTAAATGCTCTGTTACTTCTATTCTTGAGCATTTGCCTATGTGCATAGATTCCATTGCCTTATAAACCTTTAATTCATCCCTATCCAAGATTTTTAAGTCGTTCCCATTCAAGTTCTGCGTAGCTAAGTTTTGTACTAATAGTTCGTTCAATAATTTCATCGTTGAAAGATTTGTTGTTTAGATAGGTTGTAGGATGTTTACGGAATTGTTTATCAGGTGTTGATTGAGCATATACAGGTGCGTGTTGTAAAGCTAAAGCCTTTTCCTCTTGATTTAAAGTTTTCCAAGCCTTTTCTGCTTTATCCCTAGATTTCTTATAATCGTATAAATCCCAAAATTCCTCAAACTGCTCATCTAGTATTTTAGTTTTATTTATAGTTACAGTTCTAGTTTCAGTTTCAGTTTCCATATGCTTAGCATATGCTTTGCTAGTGCTTTCGCTTTTAGGGGTTAAAGCGTTGTTTCTCCTACTTTCTGTAAACTTTTGCCTACGAATTGTCTCGTTTGACATCTTTTCGTTAAGGTAGAATCCATCTATAATCTTAAATTTATCCCAAATCTCGGAATCATATGCAGAGCATATGCTTAGCATATCCTTTTCAGTTAATCTTCCTTTTTGATGCTGGAGGCATAATAATCTAATGTATTTGCCAACCTGTTCGTTAGTCATAGTAAATGTTCCACTTAAAAAATCAGAAGTGTAAAACAATACTGCTGGGTCTTTACTCATAAATAAAAAAGGCTCTCGGCTTCCACCCCAGTAGGATTAGGGTTTCAGCTTTGAGCCAATAAGTTTTAAAATGGATATCCTACATCCTGTTGCAAATATAAACTATTTTAATGAATATTGGGCTATCTGCTTCTTGTTCTCTAGCTTAATAATCTTTGTTTTTATATTCATTCCATCATTCCTTAAATCGTTTATTCGTGATGCTAATCTAAAGCATCTAAATTTGTTTAAGGCATCTAATGTAGTTAGCTTCTTACCTTTGTTTAGATAGTCTGCTATTTGTTTGTTTTGGCTCATAGTTTTTGTTTTTAATTGTTTTTTCTAATTCTTTGATTCTAATTTCAAGTTTTTCTATTTCATTATGATTTGATTTGTTTATTGATTTGATAATACATTTTTCAATCATATCAGTTAATTCATAGATTGTAATTTGAGTAATGGTTACTGCTTGCATAGTTAAATTTTAGAATGGTAAATCATCCTCTGATTCTTGTTGGTTTACTGGAGTTGCGTACTCCATCTTAGTTTCTGCTTTAGGCTTGTAATCATTAGGGTAGATTTTATAATCTGGTTCTTTTGACTCAGGTTTTTTGTATTGATTTAACCACATTGAGTAGCGTTTGTCCTCAATCGTAAATTCAATTACTTCGCCTTTTGATGTTGTTTTTTTCCAAGCACCATAGTTTTGTTTCTTTTCCATTTTTATTTGTTTTGTTTATTAATTTGTTCTTCCTCAATTTTATTTTCGCCATCTATATCCTTTGCGATTTCTTCTTCATCTTCTTCCTCCCAGTCGCAATGCTCTAAACATTCAGGACAAATGCCTATTTCATCCATATCGGTTTCTGCTCCGCAGCAAGTACTAATCGGCATAGTTTTCGTAGTTTTCAGCCCAATCATTCATTCGTAAGAATGGCTTAGGCTGGGTTAATAATGGAGTTGATGGGTAATGTTTAGACTTATAATCTTTTAGGTTTTGTCTTGCCTTCTTTAGTTCCTGATAGGTTTCATTTATCCAAAACTTATGACAAGCACTATGTTTCCATTCCCAATAAGAAACTAAATCTCTTAGTTTTATTAGTTTTTGGTCAATCATAATTTAGATTTTTTTGATGTAAATAATGCAGTTATTCCTTCATTCATCAAATCCTTATTCAAAGAATGTAGTTTAGATAATTCATTTAAGTTTTCGCACATATCAATAGCTAGTGTTAAATCTAGTATTGACTTGTGTTTCTTAATAAATACTGATGCAGCTTTCTCTCCAGAGGCATCGGTATCTTTATCAGTTACTAAGCCAAGAGCAGCAGATAGGGCATATCTCCTGTAATAAGTAATCCCACTACCAAATGATTGATACTCATTCATACCCCTAAGAGTAATTTGTGGAATTGTTGCATTAGACTCAATTGACTCTCCACTAATAGTGTGAAAGATAATTGTCTTTAATCCATCTTCAATAAGAAGCTGGGTAAATCCTAGATTGTGTTTCTTGAGTATTGGATTAATAACTTCAAGAATTGTAGGGAAATCGGCATAAGTGTAATTATGACCTGTTGTGCCTTTGTGAATTACAGGGCAATCCTGTTGAAAGGATGCTAAAGCCTTGTAAATGTTGATAAGTGAATTTGTTTGTAACTGAATCATACTATTGGTTTTTGGTAAATAATAATTAAAAATAAGACTATTTTGTGAATAACAAAAATTTATATTAATCTTTTAATTTCATTTAGTTCATCCTTTAAATCGGTATCGTAATGCAAGTCTAAAGTATTTTGTATAGTCTTTAAAGAGTGGATAATTGTAGTGTGGTCTCTGCCTACCATATCTGCAATTGCCTTTAATGTTAAAGTTGTGTTATTTTTTATACAATACATAGCTATAAATCTAGCCTTAACAAAATGCCTTTTACGGCTTTTGCCTTTAATGTCCTTAGGAAGTATCTTGTAATATTCTGCAATTTTATCTATAATTGTTTCAGAATACCTTATCATTTCCTTCGTTGTGAGTCTGCTCTCCTTTTGACTTGGTATTGACCAGTAGTTCATTCTTTTCTATTTTAAGTTTAATAATTTGGTTTCTCAGCATCTCATTTTCTACCTCTAGAATGTAGATTTCTCTTTGCAATTGGAACTTGCTATTGTCTATGTAACTCATATTTAAAAATGTAAAAGGTTTATAGGTAACATAAAATCTTCGGTAATCTCGTAAAGGTCAAGTATTAGGAAGTGATAAGACTTTAAGATTCTCTTTTGTATTTGGTTCATTCTAGCAATCTTAATAAGGTAGTCATCTTCGTACTTATTCATTAGTTTGATAGGATTATCCCAAGTTGCTCCTCTCCATTTGATTAGGTCGGTTTCAATACTAGATTGCCTTGCTTGTGCCTTTTTTAAGAGTTCTAGTAAACAAGTTGCTCTCTGGTGTAGTTTAAGTTGTTTTCCTTGATAGATTAATGGTTGCATAGTTTAGTTTTTAGATTCGTAATATTTTTGTACGATAATTGATACTAATTTGCTTGGTGCTAAGTACATCTTTTTAGCTTCGGCATCTACTTTTTTTTTGATTGATTCTGGTAGTCGGATGCAGACTACTTCTTTTTTTTCTGTTTTCATAAGGTTAAATGTTTTGTAGGATTCCTGTTACAATAAAGACAAAGATTAAAATAACGATTGCCTGAAAATTCTTGTTTTGTTGGTCTGTCATAATTTAGATTTTTTCAATTGAGATAATGATTTGATTGTTTGCAAGGTCAATAGTCCTAAACTTTACAACGAAGAACTTGGTATCTTCTATTGTATAGTCTAAGAAAATGTTGTCCCCAGCTTGAGGGATAAAGTTCCCATTGTAAGGGTAGAAATTGTTGTTGAGGCTTAATAGTGTTTTCATACTAATTTGGTTTTGTTTTAACAAAGATACAAACAATTACAATACAAACAATAAATTATTTAAATTTCTTTTTATCAGTCTAAAATGAGCCGATTATCGGTCAAATACGGCTCAAAGTTGCTTTATTAGGTAACTTTTGTGATTGATAAAGTTTTCTATTAGCGAACTTTTGTAACCAAATTGGGAACATTGTACAATGTTTTAGGTACAATATGTAAAATGTTGTAATGTGATTATGGCAAATATGCTACTGATTTATAGGTATTTGTAACAAAATATGTTAAATGTTAGTAGTAGTACTACGCAAATAAGTAAAGTTATAACTTGACTAAAGGGCAAAAAAAGGGAGGCAAGTAGAAACAAGCCTCCGTAACCATTAGTATATCTGAATACAAATATAATAAAAACTCCCCAGCTTTTACGCTGAGGAGAACCTATGAACAAGAAAAAACAACCTAAATTGACCCATCTTGTAAAGGCAAGTCAATAGTATCATCTATTTTCCTGTACCCTTCATTCCACAAGACTTTAGTCAAAGTTACACTTTTGCGAATTATGGTTTTTTCATCATCCTTTGGGTTTAATAAATGTAATACCTCGTGAATCAATATCTCCATCATTTTCTTGCCCTTCAGCCTTTCATCAATCTCTATTACCCCATCACTAGAGGATATGCCGTAAGCCTGTTCCTTACCAAGTTTACGATATATGATTTTGATTCTCACGACTTCAATAAGGCTTCATCTGGTCTTTCAATCTCCTTTACTACTATTCTATTGCCACCTCTTATCTTGGCTAACATCTTAGATACTGATTCTACTTCGCTAATCATTTCCTGATACTTCTTTACTAACCAGCTTTCCTGTTCGCTTAAATTAAGTTTATTCCAATTCTTAGGCATTTTCATTTTATTTATCGGTTTTACTATGATATTTGTAGCAAATATTACATCTATATTGAATCCTTGTTAATCCAGTAGCAGTTACTACTTTATTATTTTTTATTAAGTCATCACTTCCACATTCAGGGCAAGTTCCTCTATCCTCTCCAAAAACAACTCCGTAATGTGTCTTAGGCTCTATATGATTCTTTAATTCTGCAAATACTTTCTCTAGCAAAACAACATCTTTTTTGCAATACTTTATCATTTTTTCCATAGCAATTTTATCCTTATGTAAAAGAATATCTTTCCACAATGAATATTCGGTCTTTATCTTTTGACCTAAGCCTAAAAAATCTGCTATGTAATTAAGTCTATTTGAATTGAATCTAAACTTTTGTCTTGCCACCTTTAAAGTATCAATGGTTAAATACTTTGGAAACATTGGGATATGATGAAATAAACATCTTGTTCTAATCCAAGCCAAGTCAAATTTGTCGCCATTGTGTCCAACCATTTCCGTAGATAGATTTGCCACCTCAATAAATTTAAGAAGCATTGTCTTATCATTCTGCTTAGAATCCCATTGTAAAGAGTAAACTTCTTTTTCATCTTCCCATTTGTAGCAAATGCAAATGATTGCTCGTTCTTGAATAATGTTTGAGTAATCTATGTTCTTTTTATATCCAGCCTCCCAGAACAATCCGATGTTTGGACTTGTTTCTATATCAAAGAAAAGTCTCCTGCGTTTTGTACGCAGTTGTGGAGTTGCCATATTTTAGGTTTTTGTTATGCTAACGAATCACGAATCAAGTCTGCTTCTGCTTCCCTTCTCACTACTAAACCATCTAATCCTTTGCCTTCCCAATGTCTCTTACTGCTCTCTATTTCCTCTGCTATTCCATCATAGTCTTTGTTCTTAACCATCTCTACTATTCGCTTCATCTCAATCCTAGAATCCCCTTCTAACTTATTCCCTCTATTGTAAACCATAGAAACCAACGCACCTTGAGTGTCCTCGTTCAACGTTTCTAGTTCTGGGTAGATTGCCTTAGTCATTTTAAAATACTTAGGTATTGAACACTTAACGAATACTTCGTATGCAATATTGTATGATATTTTAACTTGTAATAATTCGCCTCTAAGCATTTGCTTTGCTTGTATGCCCTTAAGTCCAATAGTCTTTCTTAATGGCTCTAAAAAGTTAGGAGTAAGTTTATTTCCCCAGTCTTGAAAGAACTGCTTTTCGCTAACAAATCCAACATCATAGCCCATACCTATTGTGATACCTGATTCACCACCTGCCCAAATAGGAGATTGTAGTTTCTTATCGTAGTATGCTCTACCTCCAACCTCAAACTGAATAATAAGGTCTATTGCTTTTTTACTTAACATATCTTGCCATTATAAAGAATATTAATAATACAAACCAAAGCACTAAGGCTAGTCTAAGGATTGCTTTTTGTTTCATTTTGAGAATTTATCTATCGTTGTAGTTCCCATTGCAGCAATACAAATAACCATTACTGCATCTACTAATTTATCACTAGGTGCTATTTCTAAATGACTAAATGAATTAGCTATTAAAGTAATACAAAGAAATAAAGCACTTAATAAAGCAATCACTCTCTTAGTGCTTATGCTACCTCTTTCATCACTAAGTAAATTTTTTATCCATTCCATATTTAAAGTTTTATAAATTGTAAAATAATTATTAAGATTAAAAGGTATTTCCCTATTTCTTTGGCTTGGTCGGTTTTTTCGTGGTCTTGGGTTCTATAATTGGTAAGTTCTCTTGCAGCTTCATACCTAACTTTCCATAGATAGATAGAATCAGTTTTCTCAAATATTTTTTTATTAAGTTTTGCATAGTTTAAGTTTGAATTGATTATTGAATCATTTAATTTAACAATTGAATCGTTGTAGTTCTTATATAGGTTGTTTATGTTATTTGCTTGGTCAATAGTTATTATTATTACCGAATCGTTGCCTATTTTTTTACTTCTTGGGTATTGGCAATAAGCTGAATGAACTTCCAGTATCAATAGCAATAGAATCCAACCTAGCTTTAACCTCACTTAATTCACTTTTTAAATTGTTAATATTATTTATAGTGTTAGTAATTATTTTCTTTTCTTTTTTAGATGCCTCTTTTTGAACTAAAGATGAACTGATATTGTTTTCATTTACTTTATTAAGCAATAATTGAAACTCATTATCTATCTTTTGTTCTTTACTTGGCTCTTGAGCAGTCAAACTACAACCATACAAAAATATGAATAATAAATACCTCATTATTTTGGTATCATTTTAAGGTCAGTTAGCACCTGAAGTTTAGTAGTAGAAACTGCACTTAACGAATCCGATTTCCTTAATGCGTTTTGTACTAAATCTAATCTATTCTCTACCTTTTCTATTCTTACATTTTGTGCCTTTGCTTGGTCTTGGAAGGTTGACCTTACATCTATATACAAAGCCGATATTCCACATAGGACAATGAATAAAGTAGCCACAATGGGCTGCTTAACGAACTCTTTATATGATACAGGTAGTTTCATTAGAATTTAGTGTAAAATCCGATTGAATATTGATTAGTAGTTGCCGATATTGTAAATAAGCCCTTTTTAGAGGTTTTAAACGCTAAACCAACTCCTACGCCGACTTTATTGTCAAATGTCCTTAAATCGGCTAAAACACCCCAATAAAGCTCATTTTTGGATGGTATTGTCCTAATGGTTTCCACTTTTATCGTTTTTTGACTTATATCAGCATAAAATCCCCTGTTAAGAATCTTGTTTTTGGAGATGGTATCGTTTATGATAAAAGTACTTGAATCTATCTTTATAGTGTCAGAGTAGGCTCGTATATACGCATAATCTTGAACTATCCGTACAGTATCGTGTACAATGGTTGTATCAATACCTAAAACGACAAAAGGGATAGAATCCCCTTTAATATATTTCTTTGTTATTTCGTGCTTATAAATAGTATCTATGTGAGTTACTATTGTAGGTTCGTTTCCGTTGTACCTTCCGTTAAAGATGAAGATAAGAACTACTGCAATCACTAAAGTAATTACAATGTCTCTCATTACTTAAACTTTTTAGCTGCTTTGTAATAATACCTAATTGCGAAAAGTCCAGATGCAATAGCAACCAAACTACCAAAGAATGTTACAATAGGTTGAATACTTGCGATGCTTATTGCAGCACTTGTAATACTTAATAGTACTCCGAAGTCAGCTTGGTTGCTATGTGGTGTCATTAGTCTGCGTTTACTTCCTCTACTGGAGGATTTTGTTCTGCATTCAATTTTCCTAATAATTGTAGGATTGGGTTCGCATATTTGAATGGAACTTCAACTAAATAAACTTCTAATGCTTTTAGATTTTCTTCTGATAATTGTATCATAGTATTAATTTTTTACAAATATAAGTTAAAATGGATTAGGTAAGACTACTGTCTTAGGGTTAATTATATTATCTAATTGAACCGCTAGTTCAGCATCTAAAGCTGCTACATCTGTTCCTGCGTTTAACCAACCCTCTACAATCTCTTGTGTAAGGTCAGCATAAGGAATAAAGCCTTCTGTTGGTGGAGTTAAACCTACGCATACAGGAATTTGAGTTGATGTAGTTTCATCGCTAATTTGTCTGTAAGCGTTCACTTGTACTACTACATCTGTTAAGCCATCTATTGCTAATTCTGTTAGCATTGCACCTTGTGGGATTACCCATTGAAAATTATTCATTTTATTTTATTTAAAAGTTTATCCATAATGTGCCATTGTAATATGACATTTGATTTAATGTTGTGTCGTAAACCATAAGACCCGCAGCAGGTGTTGCAATTGCCAACTTTTGTACAGTTGTCATTCTTGGTGGTAAGAAACCTTTTATAGTGCTATCTACTTGTAATTGAGCAGAAGCGTTTACTGATGATAAACCTGAACCTATTCCTACTTGTTGAGAAGAATTAATAAGCATTGAGGTTAATCCCCCTTGACGGAATAAAAAATCTGTTCCTGTTGAACCATTAAGTGTACCATTTGTAACATCAAATACAACACCTGAAACTGACCCACCCCAAATATTTAATAAGCCGTTAGTGCTTCCAACAGAAAAACCACTTGTATTGCCACCTGCTGGAGTAATTACAGATAATTTGCTAGTAATAGAAGTTGTTCCAATCGCTAAACTTCCCGCCATATAATTAGCAGCCGTTCCGTTCATAAATAAATTCCAACGATTAGTACCTGCTGCAATACCACCTTGAAATCCATAGTTAGTTCCTGCACCTATTAATGTAGATTCTGCATAATATCCTACTTGTACTGTTACAGAACTACCTGCACCAAAAGTACCTTGATTTGCTCTATAATGAA